CTTCTCTGATGCGCGTCGTCAGAGGATCCCGCCCGAGGGGGGACCATGACGCGCGTATCGCCGCATCACCGAACAAGTGCTGCAGCGCTTGGAGGGGTAAACCCCCGTATTTCAAGCGCAACGTCGATGGGAACGAACCGGCCCTCCCGATCCAACTTGTCAGTCCACGCCTTCTGAACAGAAGTCCATCCAACGTGGGACAACTGGCGCGGACCGGGAGGGGGCAGTTTCAATTTCCCAGGTTTCATATTCTTCGGTCTCGACGGTCGATAGTATCCCCCGAGCGACCAGTACAACTCGTGCGACACGCGAGCTACGTGTGCACGGTACGCTCGGTTTGGTACGTACACGGTTCCAATTGGGGGGGCGATGTCGGAAAACGCGGGCTCCGTTTCCACCATTGCCTCCACACCGTGACGCACCATCTCAAACTGCCGCGGGTCGGCAGGGGAATAGAATACATCAACCCGTCGAGCGTACTTGGAAGGGTCAGCTCCCTCGAAAAGGAGCGTGTAAAGTTGAGCGCGAACCACCTTGGGAACGTCGCACACCCCCTTGCTGGGGTGGCCAAGACCACCGAGGCTTGCAGGAAGCTCCGGAGGCCTCCCAAGGCGGCGAGCCTTGGATCGCGTAGCTTTACACAGGGTACGGGCAACTCTCCGCAGCCATCGCCACTGCGGAGCGAAATAGTCGCCCTTATCCATGACCCCAACACCGTCTCGCATGAACTGCTTAAGAGGATAAGGGTTGAACCATTCACACCTGCCGCTGTGATCTACGAGGCCGAAAACCTCGCAGAAGGTCCAACCCTTCTTGCCAAAGAAGGACTTCCTCGGATGCAGTCCAGAGCCAATCGCCTCAACACGGAGGCGGTACTGCTCCACTTGATGGGGGCGTGTGACCGCAACTACGTCATCTCCGCAGATGGCGCAGTTGGGACCAAGCACGTCACACGCCCAACCGTTCAGCAGGGAAAGCACCGTAAACGACAACGGAGTGCCCATAAGGCATCCCCTCTCCATGGGGACGCGAATACAGTGCTCCTCCCCCACCTGCTCACGGATTATTCCATCAAGTGTGCTCATCTCCCGCCAGTGTGCTTCGGTGAAAGACGACCGGCGGTACCGCACATAATGCTTCTGCGGCCCAACTCCAAGGGATTGGGCAGCAGCTTCAAGAAACAGGTCGGGAAGACCCGCCTTGCCAAGACCGCGGAGAACGGCCTTGATAGCATCATGAGCGAAACCGTCAGTCGCCTTAGTCAAATCAGCACTAAGATAGTGCTGATCACCGCGCAGCAACCCTTCGAAACCGCGGACGCGTCTCTCGTCAGCCCGCCGTGTGGAGAAATCCACGACGCGCTTGTCCTCCTTACGGAGACGAGGGAACACGGCCTTTCGAACAAGGTCGCCAGCAGTAAACACACAGGCAGGAGGGACGGTGATGACACGCACCTTACAGCCCTGCTCGGAGATCGGGGTCGCGACGTGCACTGGCACGTGCTCGTAGGTCTCACCGAGACGTCCGAAGTTCTCCATGGACAACAAGGTTCCGTAACCTTGCAGAACTTCGGGATACTGCGTCTCATTGAAAGGCCCTGCGCGAACGATCTTGAGCAGCCTGTTAAGGAGAGAGTCCTTCCCTGGGAAAGGCCGGCAGCGCCTCGACGCTTCCAGGATACGCCTCTCCATGTCGACACGAAACATGTCGCCATGGAGGTCTGCGGACACCAGTGTACGCAGATACTCGTCGTAGCCGCCTTTCGAGCCAGGGCTCTCCCTAACAGCGTTCTTGCTATTAGGTGCGTGTTTCCAAGTACGATGTCTCAACGTCTTTCTGAACCGTGTATAGACCGCCTCTTCGATGGACTCCTGGACTTCAGGAGAACACGGTGTCGGTGCAGAAAGATTACGGGCATGGTTGAGCAACCCTTCAGAGATGCGCTTGGCACTTGCCTTTGGCAAGGCCCGCGCGAACCTGGTGAAGGCCAGGATTCGGCGAGCCTCAGACAAGGCCAAGGATCGAAGCCACCTCTGAATGGCCCTGGGTACCCCCGAAACGAACTCGACGTCCCGCTCCGTGAGAGCAAGATCACGAAGGGACACGGACAAGTCCTTCAACTTATCACATGTCCAGTCGGGCCCGCGGGGAGCGGAGGCGGTTACCCACCTCCGCACCACCCAGCAACCATGCTGTTGAGACAAACCAGAAGATACGAAACCAGCCCAGACCGCCTGCCAGATGGCAGTCTGGGTATCGACGATACGCCGATGGGACCCCCGCTTGCACGGAGCTTCGCTCCGGGCATCACGGGTGGGACCTACTACACGGCCAAGAAGAAGTGACGGAAGTCGCCTCTTGATGGTTTGCGTATAGCGGG